TATTTCTTCTTTCATATCAATACCCTTTTTGATATAATGTTTTCATAATGTATTACACATTAACAGAATAAAATTAAGGTGTCTATGTATAGTCAAATCTCAATCAGTTTATCTTTAGATCAGATTCATAAAATTGATCAATATGCTAAATATCAGAACATGAGCAGAAGCCAATTTCTAAGAACTATAGTTCAAAGCACTATAGAAAGATTATCTGATTCAAGCGGAAATTATTCTCATAGAATGGACTCTCAAATTATGCAATCATTAGAATATAGAATAAGCAAGCTAAAGCTTGAATTAAGAGGATTACAACATCAATTAGATATATTAAATGAAGAGGGATTAAATCATGACTGAAAGACATGAAAAGACAATTAAAAAGAAAAGAACTAAATATAACTCTGGTATAGTTGATGCTTTAGTAGAAATTCTTTCGAAAGGAATTACTATACAAGCGGCTTGTGGATATGTTGGAATAAACAAAAGCACCTTTTATAGATGGATACAAGAGTATCCAGAATTTGAAGCTGCTATAGATGCTACAAAATTTGAAGTAGAAGCTAGGCTTCTTACTAAAATAGAGGAGCAAGGGAATGATGATTGGAGGGCTTTAGCTTGGATGCTTGAAAGAAGATATCCTCAAGACTGGAGTTTAAAGCGGGAGCTTGAATTAAATGTTAATAAATCCAATGGATCAAATGAAGTAATTGAATTTCTAAAGCAATCTAGAGAAGATGAAGATGAGGATGAAGAAGATAATGAGATACTCGATTAAACTTAAACATAAATATAAAGCGGGTGATAAGCTGCTTAATAAAGTTGATGATAGAATCTATATCATTAAAGAAGTTCATCCAGCTATTTCTCTTTTCTGGAGTGGAGAAATAGATAATACTGAAGATTTTAAAGAGTTGCTTGAAGATATTCTAGCTGATTTAAATGATGAAGATCATCCTAATTATGATTTTGCTGATATATCAAAATATCATAGTAAGTATACTCTAATTCATGATCCAAGCTGGACTTATAATAGTAATGTTGGAACTTTTCTTGATGAAGTTGAAATTGAATTTACAGAATTAGAGCTGAATGATTCATTTCAAGTTATCTATGAAGATTTAGATAATATCCATCAGTAGAAAGAAAAAAAGCTTGCAGTGAGAGAGCAAGCTTTTTTTCTTAACACACTACACTCTCATTTAAAAAGAAAAACATCTTAAAAAAGAGATGTAAAAGGAACATATCATGAAAACTCATAACTTTGCAAATCATAACTGTAGAATCAAAACTCAAAGAGTGCATGATGCTATTTTATTTCAGATGTTAGCAGTATTAAAATCAACTGATCTAGGTATATTTTATGAAGAGCTTGATGAAAATGGAAAGATATTAAGAGATAAAAAAGGGAAGCCAATTATGAAAAAAGAAGCTTTCTTTTTTAGAGAATCAGATAAAGATACTCCTCTTTTAAGGCTATGTGATGCTATCATGTATAAACCAAATCATAATCCTCATAAAGATGATGAAATACTCTTTATTGAAATGAAAACTAAATTAGTAAATGACTTTTCAAAGAATGGACTAGAGTTAGCTAAACAATCAATTTATAGAGGTCCTGCTGAAGTATACAAAGAAATTTATAATCATAAGTTTTTAGTTATTGTAGGACTCTATACTTATGAAAATAGATATAAGCATGATTTCACTAATTCTAAAATCATGTTTTACTTTGGAGATAAAAAACAAAGATATTGGAGCAGGGAACATACAATGAAAGATTGGTATAACATACTATTAAAAGCTCATGATATATCTAGTCTGTTTAATTTAATCTATAATGATATATCTCTCTTTGAAGCAGTTTAAATATGAATACACCGAAATTAAACAAGCTACAAAAAAGCATTATAAGAGCTATCGATAAAGAGCAAGAAGTAATAGCTGCTAGGTGTGGGTGGGGATCAGGTAAAACTGCAGCTCTTATATTCTCTTTGTGGTCTATTGCTAAAATAAGACCAGGTACTTCATCACTACTCATAACAGATACTACTCCAAGATATAATTCTGTTTTACTTCCTGAAATAGAAAAGTGGTTAGTTCCTATAGGATGGATTTATAACCATACTAACAAAATATGGACAGATTCACATACAGGATCAAGTGTTTACTGTAGATCATATTTTAGACCTGGTACAAGAGAAGCTACACATAATCCACTCGAAGGTTTAAACATTACTTCAGGAGTAGTTCTTATAGATGAATGTCAAACTTTAACTGCTGAAGTAGCACATAAGGCTTTAGGAAGATTGAGAAGTGGACCTTCTCCAATTATGATCCTTGTAGGACTGCCTGTAGTAAATGCTTGGTGGGTAAAACTAGGAGAAGAAGCAGGCTATCCTCCTCTTCTGTTCTCCTCTTATGTTAATCAAGATAATCTATCTTCAAGATGGTTTGAGGCTACTAAACTTCTTCCTGAAGATGAGCGGGAAGCTATGGTAATGAATAAACCAAAGCCTCCTACAGGTTTAGTTTATTCAGAATTCAATCCAGAAAAACATATAATAGATGACTTTGTATATCATGAATCTATGACTGCTCGAATTTCGATAGACTGGGGATTTAGAAAACCATCTGTTTTAATTATTGTACATGATCCACAAAGAGAAGCTGATATTATTGTACATGAAATCAATCCTCAGGAAACTACTATTGAATTATTATCATCGATGATTCTTAGAGTAGCATATCCTAGAAGCTTAAAACATAATGCTCCAAGTAGAAGAATTTGGCTTGATAGTGGAGTAGCTGATAAAGCAGGAAGAGCTCGAAGTGATCATACAGGAATTTCAGCTTTTAAGTTAATAAGAAGAACTCCTGAGGATGGAGGAATAGGAATAGCATTAAGGTCTAACACTGATCCTGTAAAAACTGATATTCTCAATGGAGTACAAAGATTAAAAAGAGCTTTCCATTCTAACAAGTATTTGATTACTCGCGAGGTATGGAATAAGGGAGAGAAAGCTGTAGGAAATTCTCTTAGAAAAGCTCTTTTATCTTATGCTTGGGACAATAAAGAGCAACCTAAAAAAGATGGAAGAGAAGACCCGCTTGATGCTCTTAGATATGACTGCATAACTTTTCATTGGACAGAATCAAATAGAGTTTACTCCAAAGGGAGATCAGTAAGGAATAATGAAACTAGAAAAAGAAAGTTGAGTTTTTAATGTGGATAATACCAAAGAACTTACACATATCTCCCTATGTACAGGATATGGAGGTATCGACATTGGACTTAAAAGAGCTATCGGAAATATTAGAACTATTGCTTATAGTGAGATCGAAGCCTATGCAGTCTGCAACTTGGTATCGAAAATTGAAAAAGGATACTTGGATGCAGCTCCTATATGGCCGAATCTTAAAACATTCCCATACAAACAATTTTATGGAAAAGTGGATATTTTATCTGGAGGCTTCCCTTGTCAACCTTTCAGCACAGCAGGAAAAAGAAAAGGAAGCGAAGACCCTAGACATTTATTCCCCTATATCCTCAAAGGAATTAGAGAATTGGGAAACCCTCCCTTTGTTTTCCTCGAAAATGTACAAGGAATCATCAGTTCAAAACTTAAAGGAGAATGGAGAGATGAAGAGGGGACTCCAGTTTTGCTTCATGTGCTTAGAGAATTGGAAAGATTGGGTTATGAAGCAGAAGCAGGAATATTTTCAGCGAGAGAAACAGGAGCTCCTCACCAAAGAAAAAGAGTTTTTATACTTGCAAAATCTAAATTGGTCAACTCCAAACACTTTAGACAGTTTACCAATTCGATCAATTCAAGGATTAAAGAAAGCAGTAAAAAGAAATGTAGGAGCATCAAAACCAATAAACCTGAGAGAACAAGTAGATATTCAAACAGTAAAGAATTGGAAAATATTACAAGATTCTATCAAGCAGAATTCAAAACAGCTTACCCTTCTTTTAGAGGAGAAAAACAATATAATTTTGAACCCCCAAGAGTCATTAAAAAAGAAGAAAACATGGTGTACTCAAACAGCAGATTTATACAAAACTTCAACCATGACAAAAAAATCTGTAAAAAAAAGATACTTCGACAAGAGGCAAGAATGCATATCTATGCAAGCATTAACCCAATATTGGGCAACTCCTACAACTCAAGATTACAAAGGACACTATCCAAAACATTCTCAAGAAAAAAAGAAAAGAAATCTATTGCCAGATCAAGCTCATTTAGAAACATACAAAGGAAGCTTGAATTCAAGATGGGTGGAATTATTGATGGGTTTACCTATTGGCTGGACTATGATCAGTTGTCAAGAAGTTATGATAATAGAACTGATGAACTTAGATTGCTTGGAAATGGAGTTGTACCCGATACAGCAAAAACAGCATTTATCATACTTTTCAAAAGATTCTTGGGCAACTCCTACAGCTAGAGAAGTATATCCAAAGACATGGGCGACACCAAGAGCAGCAATGCCAGCAATGGGAGGATCGAGTCCAGAAACAGATCAGCAATGGAAGTATCGACTAGAGAATCAAATGTTGAGACAAGTACAGGGAATACCAGTAGCGGAAAAGAAAATGTTGAATCCAAGATGGGTGGAATTATTGATGGGATTACCTATAGGATGGACTATGGTAACTAAGAAGTTATGATAATAGAACAGATGAATTGCTTGAAAATGGAGTTGTACCCGATACAGCTACAAAAGCATTTATTACTCTACTAAAAAGATTTGAACATGAATAAAGAAAAAGCAGATACTATAACAAGTTTATCTAAGCATTTACTAATCAGACCACAAATAGAGTTTGACAATGAACTCTATATAGAGTCTGTAAAGCTATTCATAGACATAGCTAGGACTTTATCTAATGACTTTATTGACAATGAGACAAGTTATAGTAATAATACATTAGTAAAAGAGAAATCTACAGGCATTCAAGATGAAATATAAAGATACTCCTAGACATATGCGAGCACTGTACCCAAAGTTTAAGCAATATGGTATATCTGGTACTCAGTTATCAGGAGGAGTAATTTCAGGATATGAACAGAATAAATATCTTATTGGCTTAAATTGGATTAAAGAAGCTGAAGAGATGTTAAGGACTGATCCTATTGTCGCTCAATCTTGGTACATTCTAAAGCAAACATTATTAAGTGCTACTTGGAGATTTAAACCAGGTATAGAGGGAGATCCTATATCTGAGAAATTAGCGGATTATGCTAATGAGGCTTATGGGTTCGATGGGTATCCTGGACAGATGAGAATTAGCTTTGAAGAACAATTAGCTTATCTCTTAGAATTTATTCCTGTAGGTTATCGATATGCAGAAGAATTATATAAAATAGGATCAGATAAAGATGGGAATTCTAGAATTTGGCTTGATGTATATGCAGATAGAGAGCCATCTTCACATTCTGATTGGATTTCTAGGAATGGACAGATATTAGATGGAGTTCTTCAAAATACTGTAGGAATAGAAGTAACTCCTGAACCTATTCCATCTAATAAATTATTATTACTGACTTTAAATAGAACAGGTAATAATTATGAAGGTGTAGGATTATTAAGGCGGGTTTGGTGGGCCTGGAGATTAAAACAAAGATCATGTAATCTTATGGCAATAGCTTTAGATAGATATGCAGTTCCAACTCCTAGAATAACAGTAGATAGAGCGGCTGCTGAATTAGGAGGATATTCAGATGGAGATATTGATGCTATGATCGATGATGGAGAAGCTCAAGCTCAAGCATTGATAGCGGGAGAAAGACAATATCTAATTGAGAATGAAGTAATTAAATTTGATACTTATGCAGCTCAATCTAATTCATATTCACAAGCTCCGATTGATACTAATACATATTGCGATAATCAAATCTCACAAGCTTTTCTTACTCAGTTCACTAATCTAGGAATTACAGATACGGGAGCTAGATCAGTAGGAGAAGTTCATCTATCTATCTTTAGAAGATCAGCTATCAATCTATGTGATATTATAGCATCTCAAATATCAGGAAAAGATAGACCTGGAGGAGGTACCATAGGAAGATTGATTAAATTTAACTTTGGTTATATCGATCAATCCAAGCTTCCAAGATTAGTTCATACAGGATTAGATACTGATCATCTTGCTGAATCTTTAGCTATGCTTCCTACATTAGTACAAAGTGGAGTATTAACTCCAACTGATTCAGATGAACAAGTGCTTAGAGATCTTTTTGGATTAAATGAACTTCCAGATGATTCTAAGAGATCATCTTTTGAAAGAGCTGCTTCTAATTCGAAATCTTCAGGAGCTGCTTTACTGGCTGAACAGCTAATTAAGCAAAGAAAAAAGGCGGCTCAAGATGGTTAAAAAGATTAAACAAAGAACTAAAGCTCAAACTCCCGCGCCTAAAAAAGATCAAATCATAGGATCAAAAAAGAATCCTAAAGGATCAGCTTCAGGATCAAGAGGAGATATTAAGATTTCAGAAGCTACTGAAAAAGCTTTATCTAATATGAGAGATGAGCATAATAAAAAATATAAGTCTCCATCTAAAAAAGTAGATCTTGGAATGTTAAAAGCAGTCTACAGAAGAGGAGCAGGAGCTTTTAGTGTATCACATAGACCAAATGTTTCATCTAGAGAACAGTGGGCACTTGCTCGAGTAAAAGCTTTCCTTAAATTGGCAGGTACAGGAGAAAGAAAGAAAGCTTATAATACTGATTTAGATTTACTCCCTAAAGATCATCCTCAAAAGACAGAAAAGAAAACTGAGCTTCTTAATATTCCAGATAAATATTCTCACATTGATTTCATACCTCCTAAAGCAGCAGCAGAAGCAGCTGAAAGAGCTTTAAGAATAAGAGCTACTAAACCTCCATCACAAAGAGGAGGAACAGAAGTAGGATTAGCTCGAGCTCGAGATTTAGTAAATAGAAAAAGATTAAGTCCTGACACTGTTAAAAGAATGCTTGCATACTTTCAAAGACATGAAGTAGATAAAGAAGGTTCTACCTGGAATGATTATGGCAAAGGTAGACAAGCTTGGGACTTATGGGGAGGTAATTCAGCTTATACTTGGAGCAAAACAAAGGTAAATCAAATGAAGAAAGCAGATGAAAAAGCTCAAAGCTTAAGAGCATATGGAGAAGCTATACAATTAGATGCAACTTCTAATTATAATATTCCAGATGGGCTTCAAATTGGAAAAGCT